TCCAACGCCCAATCGTGTTTAACCCATTTGTGGAAACGATGGATTCGGTATTGGCGGGATATCAAATAAGTGTCACCATTGACTTAATCAACCCGTGGGTAACTGATGGCGATTGCGTTTAGAAATAGCGTTGCCGTTGTTGCGGATTATTCCAAGAAGTGGGCAATTGCTTGTCGGAATATGTTGGAAATAAAACGCCCACGAACATCTATCCGTGCCAAATGGAAAAAGGTTGGCGGTGGATGGCAAGTGGTGTCAGCAACTAAAAAGACATTCCGTGGTAATTATGTGGCCAGTGGTCAATTGGTGGCATCCATCCAACCCGACCCGAATGGATTGAATATGGGTATCAGTATGAACAAGACCGCCGATTATGTGCAAAGGGGTCGGAAGCCAGGCAAAGGGATTCCACTTGATTCAATGCGTGGATGGGTTAAAATGAAACGCATCCAACCAAGGGATTTGTCAACGGGTAAATTCAAATCAAAGGCAAACGAGGAAGGAATGCGGTTTATGATGAATAGGAAAATAAAGTATTTCGGTATTGAACCATTCCCATTTGTAAGCACGGCAAGACAACAAATTTTACCATCGTTCAATAAGGCATTAACCAAGGCGATGAAACAAGACATTCAAAAAGGACTATTCAAAAGATGAGTTTTACATTTACACAACAACCCGCATCCATAGTTGGGGCCAATTCCCCAATCATTTATCAAGCGTTTGAATCCACCAATTTTGCAAATGCGGGATTCCGTTATGAGTTCAAAGTTTATGTGTGGAGTGGCACGACATCCATCCCCGCAACACCGATTGTAACCATTAACAGATTGCCCGACCAATATGGTGGTGGAAGGGCGTGGATTGATGTTCACAAAATTGTAACCCAGTACATCACCACCGAGTTTTTGGTGAATGGCACATACAAACCAAACATCGGAAGCGGTGCAAAACGCGTAGCGGTGAAGTGTCAAGGCATTTGGACGGCGGGGTCAACCGCAGTTATCACTTCAAACTTATCGTTGGCCACAAAGGGTTACACATACACGGCGGAGGGATTCAATGCGGGAGTGACAAAGTCAGTATTCACAGATAAAACGGCATTGTATTTAACACCATTTACACCAACCGCTTATTTATGGTATGATGCAACGGTGATTACATCAATCGTGGTGGGTTCAACCACAGTGATTCCAAACACGGTGACAACATCCGACCAAGCCATCCAAGGTATTGAGGTGAAACAATTATTTGCCATCGCAGGTTTATTCGGCACCAATGCCAACATTACATTTGTTAAGGCGGGTGATGATGTGGTATTGCCAGTGATTTACGATTGCCAAAATAAGTATGGCCAACAAGATGTGTTATTCCTCAATCGTTATGGGGTTTATGATTCGTACCTTTTTAACGGGGTATCACGCAGAACATACAATGTGGAATCCGAAAAATATAGCCAACCAATTTTCAAACAAGCGGATTTGGCTCAATCGTGGAGTTATGGCGTACAGATTGCGACACCATTTTTGCAGAATAGTACGGAAGTAATGACAGTAAACACGGATTGGATTCCCGAGGCGGATGTGCCAATAGTTGAACAGATATTTTATTCCACCAATGTACTAATCATGACGGGAACGGAAGTGTTATCAACACGGGTTATTGACACCGCATTTGAGTTCAAGAAAAGGACAAACGAAAAGTTGATCCAATACACCATCCAATTGGAATACAACCAACCAAAAATAAACAAGATTGTACGATGAACATTCGGTTTAGTTTGGAAATTGAGGGGATACCCGTGGATTTATTTAATGACGAAAGTGTTGAATTAAACCGCCAATTAAAAGACCTACAAGATTTATCCACAGTTTGGACAGATTACACCCAAGCGTTTCAGATACCCGCATCCGACACTAACAACCAAATCTTTTCGGATTGGTTTGATGAGAATGTGGTATTGGGTGCGTGGAATCCAAACATCGGAAAGGATGCCACATTATTAATTCATTCTTTGCCAGTGTACACGGGTCGGATTGAGTTTATTGGGTGCAAGTACAAAGACGGAATCCCACAATTATACAATTTGGTTTTTTACGGAACGACCAAAAAGATATTGGACCAATGGGGTGAAACATTGTTAAACCAAGTTGATTGGACGGCATACAACCACACGGCAAACTATGCCAACATTTTATCATCGTGGGATAACACATTATTGAGTGGTGACATATTGTGGCCTATCGCAGATTATAACCAAGGGTGGCGATATTCCACTATGTCGGGAGTAAATGGCAACATACGCGACCCAAGGGGTATTGAGGTGGATGATTTACGCCCCGCAATTAAGTTGAAGGCCATGTTGACAACGGTATTTGCGGAAGCGGGGTTTACATTGGGTGGTTCGTTTTTGTCAAAGGCGGAAATGGACAAAGCATTCATTCTTCCGATGCAAACGGCGGGGCCATTATACGACCCAGAATATACGCAAGTTGGAACTTTTAACGCAAGTGTAGGGGCATTCACTTACACCCAAACCACATTTGGAAGTTTGGCGTATACCAAAATTATATTCCCAACTGTAATTGCAAACCCATCGGGTAATTATAACGCAGCCACGGGAGTTTACACACCAAACAGATTTGGTAATTACTCATTCCAAGTTGGTGTTGATGTTGTGATTACGGGTGTGGGTAGTATAAACTTCGTGTGGATGGTAAACGGAAGGGTGAAAAAGACCCAAGCATTTACGGCAACAACGGGTGGTGCGGTTCCCGTGCGTTTCGATGCGGTATTATCACCACAAGACGAAGTGACATTTGGTTATCGCACCTATTCAGTCGTTACAAGCCCAGGCCTTATTTATATGTCTTGTTCAAATGCCCCACAAGGTATTAATGGAACAACCGTATCAATGGCGGATGCCATGCCACAAATGAAAATTAGGGATTTTGTGAATGGCGTTTTACAAACTTTTAACTGCATATTATTCCCAACGAGTGCAACCACCTTTGAGATACATAATTTGCAAGATTGGTTTAATGCAGGTACGACAAAGAATTGGTCACCGTACATTGATGTAAAGGATATTGAACACGACAAGTTACCCATCCCAAGTATTATATCAATGACCCACAAAGAATCGGAGTGTTTGGCAAGTGAATACTACCGAAACATCAACCGACGGGAATTTGGGTCAATCGCGTTTGAGCCAATGATTGATTACCCAACGGATGAATTCAAGTTGGAAACCCCGTTTAATGTTATTTGCCCCCAGGTGATGGACGAGGTGAACGCCAATGGTCAAAGAGTAAGGGCAACCGAATTAAACATTCCGCGATTTATGGATAAGGATGATAAAGCGGTGCAACAAGATTTGACATTGTTTTATTATGGTGGCAAACAATCGATATCCGATCCATATTATTTTAACAATGTAAACCAATATGTGTTACCATTAATGACATCGTATTCAGCGTATCCAACATTGACTGCGAGTTATTCAATGGCGTTTGGTTTGGAGTATTCCATCAAAGGGGATGCACCCGTTAATTCAATTTATAATTTGTATTGGAAGGAATACCTATCGCGTATGTATTCAACGCAATCAAGGGTAGTTAAAATGACGGGAATAGTACCCGTGGGTGAATGGTTGAACTTCGCATTAAACGACACCATCGCCATTAGTGGTAATTACTACAAAGTGCAGTCGGTTAAGTACGATATGTTGACCGAGATGGCAAACCTTGAATTAATCACTTACCCAAATGTGGATATTATGTCATTCACAACAACGGGCCAAAAACCAGTATTTACCGATGTGGTGGTCAATGTCAATGGCAAATCATATTTGAACGATTACGCAGTTGCAAAGGGTATCATGAATTCGTATCATTATGGATCACAAGATTATTTGAATAGTAACCAGGACACGACCTTCAACCAAAATAGTGTTAGCGACATCGCCCAACAGATGGAAAGTTTACAAGCGATTGTACAATTCAATCAAATTACAATGTATCGGACCACGCCAACTTCCGTTGCAACCGATTCGACATTGTGGGTACCAGTGCCACAAGAATTACAAGTATCAATCGGGTATACACAGAACATCACATATAATTTGGCATTGGCAAAATATGTATGCACCGATGGGGGTCAATATAAATTTACGGGGATGTGTGCATTTGGTCAAACGGGAAACAAGCAAATTGAATTTGAAATCCAAGTCAATGGGATTGAAACAACGGCGTATGCGTTGACGGATTCAAACCATCACAGTATTAATTTTGATACCATTTTGGATTTAGCCCCAACCGATGAAGTGACATTTGTTTGGAAGCCACACACGGGTGCATCACACACTATTATTATTGAAAAATCAAACTTCTTAATACTAAAAAAATGATATTACTCATTATAAAATTAGCACAAGCCCAAGAATGGTATGGGGTATCGGAGACGGTGGAAATTGCCAAAGGTAAAAACCAATTTGCACAGAGTTGGGGACAAGTTAAAAACACATACAAAAGAAAATTCAAGTCATGGCAGAAGAAATAAATTACAATGTCAAAGTCAATACCAAGGGTGTTGATGATGCTGCAAAGAGCATGGATTCATTTGGCAAAAAGGCCACGAGTGCATTGGGCGGGGCGGGTGAAACGGCAACGGATTTAGGTAGTAAGTTCGATGCATTGCCAGGGCCGATTGGCAATGTAGGTTCATCAATGAAAGGATTGGGCCAATCAATGATGGCGTTGGTTGCAAACCCCGTTGGTGCAATCATGGCGGCCTTGGCGTTGGTGTTTGGTACTTTGTACAAGGCATTGACATCCACCGAGGAAGGCATGGATTCATTGAACAAAATCATTGGTGTATTTAGCGGTATTATCCGCCCAGTGATTAAGGTAGTTCAACAAATGGCAATTGTATTGGCCGATGGGTTAGGTAGTGCATTGGAATTTGTCGGTGGTTTATTTGGGTCAACGGCATCCGAGGCAGGAAAATTGGTGGATATTCAAGACCAGTTGGAAGACCAAGAACTTGCATTGGCTCAACTTCGTGCAAAACAAAACAAGGAATTGGCACAAGCCCGTGAATTGTTATCGGATTCAAACGCAGCGTTGGGGGACAGACGGAAGGCATTGGATCAAGTCAAAAAGGGTGAAACCGAGTTAGCAACAAAGGAATTACAATTTGCCAAAAACAGATTAGCAGCGGCGCAGGAGGACCAACGATTAAATGGTCAAACCGAGGAAAGCAAAAAGGCAATTAGCGAAGCGGTTATCCAAGTGGCAAATGCGGAAACGGAATTGGCAGCAAAACGCAGATTGTTTAATCGTGAACAAAAGAAATTGGATGCCGAGGAAGAACAAGCGGCAAAAGAGAAAGCGGCCAAGGCAAAGGAATATACCGACCAAAGAAAGTCAGCACAAAAAGATATCAGAAGTGCGGAACAACAAAACATAATTGATGGCATTAAAGACGAGGAAGCCAAAGCAAAGAAACAAGCGGAAATCAATTTAGAGAATGCCAAGCGTGAAATTGCAGCAGGTGAGTACACGGCCAAAGAAAAGGCAAGATTGGTTAAGGCAGCACAAACCAAGTTTAACAATGACATTGCAAAGATTGACGAGGATGCGGAAAAGAAACGCCAAGAAAAGACCAAAGAGGACACCCAGAAGGCGAATGATGACAAGTTGAAGGCGGTGGATGATGCAATTGCAATTAAGCAATTAGAGGCCACCAAAACGATTGAAAACGAAAAGGCGTTACAAGACGCATTGGCCAATTTAGAGTTGGACAGATTGCGTAACATGATTCAAGCCAAAAAGGAATTAGGTCAATCCACAACCGATTTGGAATTGCAGTTGGCAAACAAAGAATTGGACATTAAGCGCAACGCTACCAAACAATCGGTGGAATTAAGCAAAGCGGAAAAGGATGCCAAGTTAGCCATCTTCGATGCCACATCAAATGCGTTGAGTTCGGTGATGCAATTGGTAGGCGAACAAACCGCAATGGGTAAGTCGTTGGCCGTTGCTCAAGCCATCATCGATACATACACGGGTGCAACCAAGGCGTTTGCACAAGGTGGCATTTTAGGTTACATTGGTGCGGCGGGAGTAGTTGCAGCGGGATTGGCAAATGTTCGGAAGATTGTATCGACTGAAATACCAGGCCAATCGGATTCGGGAGGAATGCCAAGCACGGGGCCAAGTGTTTCCATTATTGGCGGAACCGCAGACCCATCGGCACAAATGGCGGCGAGTTTGAATAGGAACATGAACAAACCCGCAAAGGCGTATGTGGTTGGAAACGATATGAGTTCACAACAAGCGTTGGATAGGCGTATTCAAACAAATGCAACATTCCCAGGATAATTAGTTTTATAAGATATGAGATTACATGGTATTAAATTGGCGATTGTTGATGATATTGATAATTACGCAAAAAAGGCGTTAGCCATTAGAAAGGAATTGCAAGATTTTGAAAATTCAATCGATGGTGTCATTAAACTCATTGACAACGCAAAATCTAAGGTGGGCGAAGGCGTTAAAATGTATGATGGTGGTTTGGCATTAGCCAATAAATTTGGTAGCGAATTGGAAAATTTAGGAATACAACCCCGTTCAAATCCAAAGTACACTTCATTTTTTGATGCCCTAAATGGCGTTCAAGAAAAGGTATCAAGGATTCAAACTAAAATCAAACAAATCAAGTAATATGAAAACATCATTCCATAAATTCATGGCATCGAATGCCGTTAACAAAGTTGAATTATCAAAAAACGAATTGATCCAAGTACAAATGGGTGCAAAGGAAGATTTGATTAAGTTGATTGGACAAGCGGGAAAATTAGTTGGCCCCGCCCGTAAATTGGAAGATTCTACAAGCAAATTTGCAGACCAATTGACCACATTGAAAAAGCAAGTTCCCGACTTTATTGCAAAGAATAAAGAAATGGCCGCACAATTGGCATCGTTGGATTCTCAAATCAAAAATGGTTACGAGAAATTCCAAGCACAATTAAAAGCGTTGGGCGTTCCAAAAGATGCCGTTTCTGATTTGGAAACTGCAATGAAAAGTTTGAATGATAATGATTTCTACCCATTGCAAAGAGATTTGACATTCAACACCACCTATTTGGATAAGTTAAAATAATGAGAATTGTTGAATTGATATTGGATGACCAACAATTGGCAAGTGGCATTGATGCAATAAGCATCGTGGAAGCCCCCGCCATTGAATCCAATTTCATTGCATTGAAATCACACGAAATAAAGTTTGCCCAAGTGGATGCGGAAAAACGCATCTTGATGGGGCCAGTATTAATACCCGATAAACCCATTTACCGCAAACAAGTGATGAATGGCGAGATGCAAGAATTTTATGTTTACTTTTCAAAGAACACTGTATCCCGTGCATCGCAAATGTTTTTGATGAAGGGTAACCAAGGCAAAGCCACATTGGAACACGACATGGCGTTGCAAGGTATTTGCATGGTGGAATCTTGGATTAAGGAGGACATGGAAAAAGACAAGTCGGCCATCTATGGTATGAACGATCCGATTGGAACATGGATGGGGTCATTAAAGGTTACCAACGATGAGATTTGGAACGATTATGTTAAGACAGGTCGTGTTAAAGGATTCAGCATCGAAGGGTATTTTGCGGATAGGTCAATGCCATTGTCAAAGGTTGAAACCGATGATGAAAAGTTGGCCAAGGTGATTGACATCCTTACCGAATTTCAAAAATCAAACAAAGTAAACAATTAAAGTATTTTAGATATGAACGCAACCGAAACATTAAACCGCGTATTGGCAACTTTGGGATTAAAGCCCGAGGAAGCGATTGTGGTTGATTTGGCACAAGTTAAGACCGAGGATGGTCAAGCCACATTTGAATCAGACAATTTTGCCGTGGGTGAAGCGGTATTTATCGTTACACCAGATGGTAACATCCCAACACCAGAAGGTGAATTTGCATTGGAAAACGGAAATGTAATGACCGTGGATGCAAATGGTACTATCGTTGAAATCGCAACCAAGGAGGAAGAAGCCCCCGAGGAAGAAATCATCGAGGAAGTTGAAGCCGAGGACCAACCAATGAAAGAGCAAATTGGCGATATGCCAATGGCAAAGAAAGTTGTTAAAAGCAAAACAGAAATGGAAGAATCTTATTTCAGCAAACAAATGAGCGAATTGGAAGCCAAGTTTGAAGCCCGTTTGTCAGCATTGGAAGGCGAGAAAATCGCATTGAGTGTTGAGAACAAGGAATTGACGGATAGATTGGCTAACGAACCAGCACCACACACATTGCACAACCCAGAGGCAAACATGAAGGATTCCAAATTGATTTTCAAGTTGGGTGCCAAGCGTGAAGAAACTTTGAAGGATCGTGTATTTAATCAACTTTTTAACTAAACCACTAAAATGAACAATAAATTAAACAAAATCAATTTGAGTGGCCCAA